CTTGTTGATCTCTACCTTACCATAGAACTCGGTATTGATGTTAACGTCCCTGACCCTACGCAACTCTGCAACGTTCTGCAGTTGTGCTGTGGAATTCCCCGGGAACGCGATATCCATGGCCTCCTGCATGGCGGCTATAGGATCCGTCACCGTATTGGGCACATACGGCGGTGGACTATACATTTTCTCTCCAAGCGACTTCTCTTGCACCGGAATAGCAGTCGGGGCACTGGTGTCTACATTGTCCCCAAAGAACCCTATGAACGGATCCCGGGCGCTCAGCAAAGTCTCCCTATCGTAGTCCGCACCCTTCAACTGGAGCAAGTGCGGCTCCATCCATTGCCCGTCCATCTGATACGACGAGTCCATATAGACGTCATAACATACACCCGGAATGTACTCGGACCCATAGAAGGCCTCCGCGGCACGAGCGTGCAGCCTACCCGTGAACGACTCAGTAGTATCCTGCACATATGCACCGAACAACCAAGCGATACGTCCCAGCGCGCCGAAAGGGGTGTGCTCGACCATCTTTGTCACGGCCACAGACCTCCTAATGATCGGGACACTCTCAGCTGTTAACTTCCACCGGAAGTCGAAAGCGACAAGCGCACACACTATGGCAACGCACAATGCATCGGCGTAGCCGAGTGACGGGCACCGAATCACCCTAACCCCCTCCACCAGATCAACATAGTTGTGTTGTTGGATATACCTGATAGCATTGCCAACGATATCCTGATCCTTCTGCAATGACATGATGTATGTAACGGCGGAGCTGAACAGCTCCTTCCTGACTTCAATAGCATAGTTCTTCGACAACTCAGCCAATTCACGTGCATTATTCGACCGAGAAACAAAGCTGCCTGCGGCTAGCTCCCTGTTTATCGTCACCAACACCATATCTTCCGAGGTCACCACTGGAAACTTGAACGATGCAAACCGCTCGCCAGGCGGCAACTCATCACCGACGTAAACAGCCCTATACGTAGCCAGGCCATTCTGACATTTTCGTATCTCGTAGAAATACTCTTTGGAGCGCCCACTCCACGTACTGGGTTCTAAGAACTTCATATATGCTCCACGTTCATACTTCAAGAGCCGTGACGGATCATCGTCCGGTCCGATAACAATATGATGATTAGAGTGTGTGTAAGACCACTTTCCCAACCCGGCAACGGTATCCCAACCCCTGCGTGCGGCCACATGGTACGGAAACACCCCATCAACAACACGCGCACCGACGTGGTATGCGAAGTTCAATAGCTCATCCACGGGCATATTCACGGTCGTATGGTCGAATATCATCGTTTCTAGTTTGTCCGCCAACGACGCGCACTGCGAGTACAAATTCTCTCGACCGCAGTAATATATTACCGATGAAGCACTTCCAGCAGACACTGTGGCTTCACGGAGGAAAGAGTGTTCGGCAGACACTACCAATGAGGCAGTCATCCGCCTGCGTCCTGATGACTGGGCAATCAGGTCTAGCAA